ATGAGAAGGGTGAGCGTGGCCGCAACGCAGATGGCATGCGACTGGAACGTCGATGCGAACCTGTCGCGCGCCGAACGCATGGTGCGCGACGCGGCCGCGCGCGGCGCGCAGATCGTGCTGCTGCAGGAATTGTTCGAGACGCCGTATTTCTGCATCGACCAGAACCCTGCCCACTTCGCGCTCGCGAAGCCGTGCGACGGCCATTCTTGGCTTTCGCGCTTTGCGGCGCTTGCACGCGAACTCGGCGTCGTGCTGCCGGTGAGCTTCTTCGAGCGTGCCGGCCAGACGCAATTCAATTCGGTCGCGATCTTCGACGCGGACGGCCGCGCGCTCGGCGTCTATCGGAAGACGCACGTTCCGGATGGCCCGGGCTACACGGAAAAATACTATTTCACGCCGGGCGATACAGGCTTCAAGGTATGGGACACCGCGTACGGCAGGATTGGCGTCGGGATCTGCTGGGACCAATGGTTTCCGGAATGCGCTCGTGCGATGGCGCTGGCGGGAGCGGAGATGCTGCTCTATCCGACGGCGATCGGCAGCGAGCCGCACGATCCGTCGATCGATTCGCGCGCGCATTGGCAGAACACGCAATGTGGACATGCGGCTGCGAATCTGATGCCGCTCGTCGCGAGCAACCGGATCGGCGTCGAGCGCGGCGAATCGGGCGAGATCACGTTTTACGGCAGTTCGTTCATCGCGGGCGCGGACGGCGAGAAGATCGTCGAATGCGATCGCGAAGGCCAGGCGATCGTGACTGCCGAATTCGATCTCGACGCGCTCGCGTATCGACGGCGAAGCTGGGGCGTGTTTCGGGATCGGCGGCCGGCGTGTTATCGGGTGTTGAGTGGAGAGACCGCGGATCGTGTTCGATGACGCAAGGCGCGCGCGATGACTGGCGACTTGCCGAATGCGCTACGCGAAAAAAAGCCGCGCATGTCGGCGCGGAAAATGCGTCTGCACTCAAGTGCCATCGACTACTGGCAGACGGGCCATTAGCATGGGGCACTGGTGAAAGCAGCCAGGATGCCGCTGATTACGCATATCGACAGTCACAGAATCGCGTTGCTTTCCCGAGAGGACTGCATGCATCGCTCAAGTTTCGAGTGCGCGTGGCGTGTTCCGCCCAGCGATATTCGCTGTGTAATCGCGGCTTCGCCTCCATCGCGGCGAGAATGCTCGTGACTCGAAGGGGGATGAATCTCGATGGCACGCGGACATGAGCGGCGGCACGGGCCATATGCGCTCTTGGCCGATGTTCGGAACGCGATGTCGGTGTGGGAGGGAAGGCAATCGGCGCTAGCGGCCGAAGACGACGGCGCGGTTCGCCGCATTCAATTCGGCTAGCGCCCAAAACAGAAAAGGGTTACAAGCGACTAGCCTGTAACCCTTCGAATTCCTTGGTGGGGCGTGAGTGACTCGAACACTCGACCTACGGATTAAGAGTCCTGGTCGCGAAGACCCATCAAAGCCTTATCCCACAAGGGTCTAAGCCCGTGCATTGTCCAATATTTTCAGCCAGTTTGGCCGAATTCGTGCCAACTCCGGTGGGGTTCTCGGCATTTTATTAGACGGCGGTTTGCTGCCGATTCGGCTCGACCGTTCCCCGCCAGCGACACTTCACATAGATCTCGGTCGTCGTGACGGAATCATGGCCGCACAGAACCTGGATACGTTCAAGCGGAACGCCGGCGAGCCACATATCGGTCGCGCCCTTAGCCTTCATGTCGTACGGTCCGAAGGACTCGAACGGCCGGTGCCCCTTCGCTTCGCGACTTCGATTGATCTTGCCTATGTAACGGTGAAGCATTGAGGTCAGGCCGGAGTAAGTGTAGGCGTCGCCATTGCGTTTACGAATCCAGGTTTTTCCTGGCCCCGGTGTCGGTCCCGGCCCCTTCAGCTCGGCGAGGATCGCGTCGATTTCCGGCGTCACGGCGATATCGACGATTGCGCCGGTTTTGCCTTGGTCGTTGCGGATCACGCGTCGCACTGACCCGTCCGGTTCGCGCTTGTGAACGATGTTTGCCGGCCCCCAAAGGATGATGTCCTCCGGTCGCTGCAGGGTTCGATATGTCAGGTCCAGAAGTCCGCGGATTTGAGGCGCGGCGATCGTCCACACAGCGCGATACTCCTCGTGCTCGACGTACCGTTCGCGCTTGGTTTCCTTATTTCGCTTGACGCCTAAGCAGGGGTTGGCTTTCACGCTACCTTTGCCGGTCCGAATGAGCCATGTGAAGCACGACGACAGGCACGCCTTTTCTCGATTGCCCCGCACGGGCCGGCCGTTTTCCGCGCAGAGGTCGAGGTACGCGCCCACATGCTTGGGCTCGACGCTCGCGGGCGTCATGCGCCCGAAGTACACCTTCAATGGCTCGACGTCCCGTTTGTAGTCTTCGTACGTGCGAGGCTTCAGGTAGCCGAGCGGCACTCGCTTTTCGCAATGCACTACGAATTCGTCGAGGAAGTACGCCATCGTGCCGTACGTCGAATCCGGGTCGTTGTAGAGGTTGCCCTTACGTTTCGCTTCGGCAAGGTCAGTGCCGAGACGTTCCCATTTTGCGTCCCGATGCACATAGTAAAAAGCCCCATGCTTGGGATAGACCCGATCAGGCAGCCCCAAATCATTGTTTTTCCGTTTCCGGCCCATTCAACACACCTTTCTATTATTGCTTCGTGCGAATCGTCGCAGCAGCGCGGCTGCGTTCGGCGAACCCGTCTCGGCGTCAGCTTCGTCGCTGACGGAGGACGGTTGCCGTCCGCGCATGACCTGTTCGAAATGCACGCGAGAGACGAGCGGCATTCCATTCGGTTTCTGTTTCACTTCAAAGCCTGCTCGCTTGAACCACCGCATGATCGCCGCCGGCTGTCGCAGCGGTTCGGCAATCCGGCGCAGTTCGGTGTCCGTGAGGAACGGCGGTGACGAGTTCACCGGAATCGTCGCTTCGTAGCACGGGCTCGGCGACGCCCGCTCAAGATTCTGCATCGCAATCCTTGTCACAAAAAGGGACCACACGCAGCGCAATTCATGGATTGATGGTGCGTGTGACTGTTCGTATGTAACTATTTGATTTTAAATAAATTTACTCGCCATCAATTGCCATCATTCAGGCATGGCGATACCGAAAAACTCGTGGCCTAAAAAATAGGCAGCGTCGGTAACTGATGGCAAAACGCTGGCGACTCGTGGCAGTCCGTTTCGGCCTATGCCTTGCCCTTCCTTGTCTTCTTTCTCTTTCTTTTTCAATGAAATAGAGAGAGGAGAGAGAAGGACGGCGGCGGCCAGCGCAAAAACCGGACTCATGGCAAAAGCGGCTCGACTCGTGGCAAATCGAGGGAGACTCGCGGCGGCACTCGCTTCAGGAATCAATGACTTACGAGCGGACGCCGTCGAAATCCACGATTCGCGTGCGCTGCCTGCCCGGTCGCTGTGGAAAATTTCGCCCGCGCGGCCCCGCTTCCTCTCGGCTCGCGCTGTTGCCCGGCCGTTTCGACTCGCGGGGGGAACGGGGGGAAGTGAACCAAGCGGCGGCCGCGGGTTGGCGTGCGCCGACTGCTGCGCGCATCGGCGCACGCAGCGGAAACCCGATTTCAGGGCCGCTACGCGGCCGGAATGAACGAGGGAAGGGGCACGGCCGCACGGCGGCCGCGATGGCTGAGAGCGGGTCATGCGTGCCCCCGTTCGAGTGCATCGGTCGCCAGGTCATCGCGGATCGACACGTGCAGGCCGAACACGGCCAGGCGCTCGAGCGAAACCGGCGTGAGGTAGGGCACGCGGCGGGTGTAAATGCGGCGCTCGACTTCCTTCTCGCCGACCACGACGCCGGCGTGCTTGAGCTGCGCTTTGAACACGCGGTCGGACTTCACAGGCAGCCCGTTCCATTTGTCGCGCAGCGCGCTCGTGTGCGCGAGGTGGTCCATCACGTGGCCCGTGCGCAGCAACAGGCAGAACTCGCCGTCGACCGTATCGAAGGTGTACGGGTGCTTGTAGTTGCCGCCGTCGATCTCCGACAGCACGGTTTCCATGATCCAAACCCACGGCTCGCGATCGGCGCTCGTCTCGGCGACGTGGCCGTTCATTTCCGCGATCAGGTCATGCGGAAAGCCACCCTCGCTCGGGTCCATGCCGGCGAATTCGCAGAGATAGCGCCAGGCGAGCGCGACCGCCGCATAGTTGGCGGCCATGCGAGTCGCGCCGTCGTCAGCGCCGCTCGCGATGCACTTCGCGAGCGCCTTGTCGCGCAGCGTCGCGTACTGCTCGAGCACGGCGCGCTTGTCGAGGCTCGCGAGGTACTCGAGCCACTGCCGAACCGGGAAGCGCGGCAGATCGTCGGGCAGCAGCGGGCCGCGCTTGCCGGTCAGCGTTGTGCGCACGAGCTTGCCGAGCAGGCTTCGCACGGGCACGTCCTCGCCGGCCAGCATCACGGGCGCGCACAGCAGGTATTCGGTCATGTCGGTGCCGCGGCGCGTCACGGTGTACTGGTAGTTCTCCTGCAACAGCCCGACCGCCTTGTCGATCACGTCCTGTCGACGTGCGGAAAGCTCTTCCCATCCAACCGGGTGGCTCGTGTGGCTGATGCTCGTCAGCAGCCGGAATTCGGTTTGCAGCGACTGCCCGGAGAACATCGTGAACGCGAGCGAGCGCTCGAGGCGCTTGATGAGCGTCGACTTGCCGGCGCCCTTGTTCGCCTGGATCGTGATGTGCGGCCAGAAACCGAGCAGTGCCTTCAGGTGGCCGCCGAGCGCCCACACGAGCGGTATCGTCGCGGCGTTCTGCTTGAACGTCGTCTGGTAGGCCGTAATGACGCGACGCGCGTCGCTGGCCGGGCCGCTCGGGAACGTCAGGTTGTGATACGGGCACTGCTTGTCGGCTTCGGTGAAGTAGCAGTCCGGCCCCTCGTTGACGATCAGGCGGCCGTCGCGCCACGCGAGCCCGACGAAGTTTGCGGCGTGGCGCGCGCCGAGGTCGGCGCCGCGCTCGAGGATGTTCACCATGCGCTTGAACGGCGCCGGCGTCCAGATCGGGCCGAACTTGCCCCACTGGTCGACGTTGTGGAGCTGGTCGTCGAGCATCACGCGGCGGACGAGCTGCGCGCCGTGCCGCGGCGTCTGCACGGACACGGCGAAGTAGACGGTCGGCGCTTGGTCGGCGTCGCCCGTCATCGTCGACGTCGCGCTCGCGACCGACACGCGACTGATGCCAGCGATGCGGAAGCCGCATAGGTCCGTCATCACGGGAGTTTCTACGCCTGACTCGTCATTGCGGTCCATCTTCGTGATGTAGCTCGTGAAGTCGGGCCGCACGCGGAAGCGCCAGTACTGCGCGAAGTCATGCGACGGCAGATAGATGCGCGGCCGGCCGCGGCGCGACGCGTCGCCCGCCAGGCCGGCAATGAGCCACGGCTCGAGCTGCTCGAGCGCGCGCGCGAGCTCGGCCGGGCCGCGCAGTTGCAGGTAGTCGTTTACATCGTTGATCGGCTGCTGTTTCGTCTCGCCGTCAGCCAGATCGGCGAGCCAGCCGGCTTGGTCGACGAGCACCGCGCTGATGTTGAGGCTCGTGAGCCGTTCGTAAAGCGCCCACGCGGCTTCCGGCCCTGGTCGACGGCCGGCGCGCGGGTGGCCGTCCGCGAACGGCTCGTCGTTGTCGAGGCAGATCACGACTTGCTTTCCGCGCAGCGACGAGAAGTCGATCGCGTCGACATTGGCGAGGCCGCGCAGCGCGAGCGCCGCAGCGCCGGGCATCGCGCAGGTGTCGATCGACAGCGCGTTGATTGCGCTTTCGACGATGAATACGCGCTTCGCCTTGTCGAGACGCCGGGCGTCGACGGTCCAGCCGTAGCCGGCCTTGTCGCCCTGTGTCTGCGTCTTGACGCCGCCATTGAGCGCCGGGTCGACATAGCGCATGTCGACGGCGACGACGCGGCCGTCGGCCGGCTCGCGCACGATGAATGCGGCGGCCGGGCCAGCGTGCCCGACTTCGCCGGCGGCGACTTTCGAACTCGTCCACGTGTTGAAGCCGAGCGAGCGCGCGGCGAACGCGGCGTCGATCGCCGCGGCCGTAATGCCGCGGCCGCCGAGGTACTCACGCACGCGGTCGCGCTCGGCGAGGCAGCGATCGGCGATGTATTCGACGGTCGACTTCTCGCGGCGCTCCGCCGGTGCCGGCCGATCAAGCGGGATGCCGTAGGCGTCGTGCAGGTAGCGCACCGCGTCGGCAACGGTGCCGCCGCGCGCGTGGATCACCAGGTCGATGCACGAGCCGCCGGCGTCGGCGCTGTGATCGCGCCAGCCGGTGCCGTGCTTCGGATGATTCACATAGATCGACAGGGACGGGCTCTTATCCTCGTGCTGCGGCGAGTGATAGAGCGCCTTGTCGCCGCCGCGGCCGCGCTTGAGGCCGAGGCGGTCGGCGAGGTCGTGCAGGTCGATTCGTTGTTTCAGTTCGTCGATCGTGGCCATCGTTACGGAGTCTGTTTCCAGCGGGTGACGGGGTTGCCGAGCGTTGCTTTGCACTCGTCGATCTGTTCGAGCGCGGCGGCGGCGATAGGGAACTCTTTGTATAGCTGGCCGATGAGTTGCACGATAAACACGCTGAACGTTTCTAATCGCTCGAAGCTGTAACAGTCGTTGTTGAAATCCAGACCGTCTGCTGCCGCTTCGATGGCGGTCGCGAGTGCGATGTCCTGAGGGGTGATTACGTCCGCCATGCTGCGGCACCTCCGAGGATGTCGTGATGTTTCTGGAGCAAGCGTTGAACGGCATGCCGCAGGTCGATGTGTTGCTTCAGTTCGTCAATCGTGGCCATGTCTGTGTTTGCTACTTGGGTTGCTGCGGTGTGCGGTCGGTGGGGTTGCCGGTCGTGGCCGGGCTGAACACGACGGCGTTCAGTGCGGCGGCGGACTCGGGGAAGGCGAGGGCGAGGCGGTCGCTGAGCGCGGCGACGAACAGGCCGAGCATGCATTGCCGCCGAAGGCTGCCCGGCTTGTTGTCGAAGCGCAGCGTGCCGGCGGCCGCGGCGATCGCGGAGGCGAGCGCGACGTCGTGCGGCGCGCGGTTCGGATCGTGTTTCATGCGGGAATCCTCCCGAGGATGGCGTGTTCGTTCTGTTGGATTCGATGGACGGCGATTTGCAGATTGGCGCGCGCCGTCATGGCTTCGTCGAGCATGTCGCGCAGCCGGCGTTTGTTGCGCTCGAGGTTCGCGGCCGCGTGCGCGATCGCGGCGTCGCGCGTCGGGCCGACGCCGGCCGCCAAGCCGGATGCGAGATGCGTCACGGCCCACTTTTCGGGGTGGCCGTCTGGCGCGTGACGCTCCATGTGAATGCCGAAGGTTGCGCCGGCTTCGTTCGGAATCACGACGTGGTCGCCGCTTACGGTGCGAAGGCCGGCGGTCGTCATGAGCTCGTAGCGGATCGAAGTAGTCGTCGTCATGCTCACCACTCCCCGGCGAGGCCGCCGAGCTCTTCTAGGCGCGAACAGACATCGATCCGAAGTGCACAACTCGCCCACGGGAAGTGCCCGTGAAGTTTCAGCGCTCGGAGTTCTGCGATTTGCTGGCACATCACGTAGCGGACGGCATTCCGATAACGGATCTCCGAATTCGTGTCGTCCGCCGGAAGTTGTTCAGAAAATTGGGTCATGTCACCCTCGAAAAAGCCGGGGCGTCGTGCGGACCGCCCCGGAAAAACGCCGCGCCCCGAGGCATCGGGGAGTGCGCGCGGCGTGAAAGTGGATGCGCTATCGAGCGATGCAGTGCGACAGCGCGTGAGTGGATCGCCTCGAGCTCGTCGACGACGGCCGACGCCGCGCTATGTGGGCTTGGCCTGGTTGGCTTTGGCCGTCGCGCGTTCATATGCGTCGCAATCCGCCCACACGATCAGGCCCACGCGGCCCGCGCCGAGTGCTGCTTCGGCCGCCGTGATGGCGTCTGTTGTGAACGACACGAGCGTTATTCGCCGTGTGGCGCGGACATCCGTCATGGATTGCTCGAGGAGCTGGAAGCGCAGGTGGTCGTTGCCGATCTCGGCGAAGAATTCCGTGAGCGTCATGGCTTACCTCCGCGGCGGAACGGACCAGGCCAACGCCGCGACCAGGGCGACCAATGCGGCGACGCCGATCGCGAACGCGATGGGGCGTGCGTGGCGTACATCGAACAGGCGCAGCACGTCGGCGGTCAGGCAGTGAATGCCCGTGAGCGAAAAAGAGAGCATCAGCAGTACGCCGACGCCGAAAACGTAGGGTTTCATCGTGTGGTTCCTCATGTGTGCGCCAGCGGCCGGCGCGGATGGATCAGTCGTCGGTGTCGTTTGCCGCGCAGCGCTTCACGTCGAAGCTGCGTAGCAAGCGCGCGTGTTCGCGGTCCTGCATCGCGCGCGCCGCGGATTCCACGACAAGCCGAACTGCCTGTGGGGCCGTGTCGAAGTCGCCGACCATGCGTAGGTGCGACCAGGCCGCGCGCAGCTCGACGTCGGAAAGGGGCGCGCGCATCGTGATCAGTGGAGAAGCCGGATAGTCGGAACAAGCGCGGGCATGTCGGCGGCGGCGTCCCATCGGCCGCCGAGCGAGTAACCGAGCTTGCGGGCGGCGCCAAGAAACACGATGGCGTCGACGTCGGCGTTCCAGAGCGTCCGCAGGTATTCGCGGCGCGTCTCGAGTGGAAGATCGACGACGTTGAACGGCAGGACGAGTGGGGCAGAAGCAAGAGTGGCCATTCAGTACTCCTTTTCTTCAGGTAAAAAAAGCCCCTCGCGCCGCAATGGCACGATGCGAGGGGAAACGGGGAAGCGGGTTAGGCGGCTAGACTGGTAGCTCGAGCTGCTGCACGAGGCGCTCGCGCACGTGCGGCGAGAGCGGTAGATTCAACGACAGGTTCGGGGTTGCGGACGGCGAAAGCGTGCGTGCGAATTCCATGTTCACGACGTAGGTGTGGCCGCATTCCGGGTTGTTGCACTGATACGTGACTTCGCGGAAGGTCCACGACATTTCGCGGCTGCTGCGCGCGGTGGCGCGCGTGCGGCAATGTGGGCAGCGGTTCAGGATTCGCATTTCGGCTTACTCCGGACGAGATACAGGGCGCGGCCGCGTCCGTTCATTTGCGTTGCCGTGCGGCGCAGGCGTCGCTTCGCGAGCCACTCGGCGGTTGCCTCGATCGACGGCAGGCCGTAAAGCTGGCGCACACGTTCCAGCACGTCGCGCTCGGCATCCGAGAAAGAAATCTCCGTGCTGGTTTCGGGCATCGTAGGAGCTACTCATTGTTGGCGTTTCGGTGCCTTCAATCAGGCGCCTGCGCGGGTCAAAATCGAACTGTTGCGTTCCGCGAGTACGGCAGTCGCTTCGCGCATGACGATTTCGCGAATCATCACGGCGAGCTGCTCGCCCTGATAGTTCGCGAGTGCCGTGAGGACGGCCTCTTCGTAGTCGTCGAATCGGATCGTGTGCTTGTTGTTGCGGACGCGCTTTGGATCGGGGTACATGCATGCTCCTCAATTCAACGGCGTTCGTTGCGGGAACGGGGGGCGGGTAGTGCGCGAAGGTGGCTCGCGCCGATGCGGATCAGCTCGCGCGCCATGCTGGAAATCGAGCGGTTGCGCTGCGTGGCGAGCTGCTCGAGCTCGTCGCGTTCGGTGGGCGTCAGCCCGACGTATACGGGCTTGTCCGACAGGGTGCCGCGCGGCGAGCGGCGCGGGCCTTTGGCGGTGGTCATGGTCTGTATACTTTCGTCGTTAGTCTTGCGTTACGGTAAGGCTAGTGTAATGGGCTCAAATGAGCACGTCAACAACTTGTAGGCTCAAATGAACACAATAGGCTCGCGACTACGCGAAGAGCGATTGCGGCTAGGGCTAAGCCAGGATGAATTTGCTGCGATAGGAGGGGTGTTGCGGAGAGCGCAATCGAACTACGAATCTGACGAACGGTCACCCGATGCAAAGTATCTGAGTGCGATAGCAGGACTGGGTGTCGACCTGCTTTATGTCCTTACTGGATCGAAACAGGCGCCAGCCGAATCCAGTGTCGCAAAAGAAGACGCCGACGAGCTCGAGCTCGTCCGAAGCTACCGTCAACTAAACGATGCAGGGAAGGCGGCGCTCGTTGCGTTTGTCGAAAGTTGCTTCAGAACCGGCGCGATGGTAGACGCGCCCACGGCGCGGCGCGCGAAGCGTTTGCCAGAGAACCGCCGCGCCGCACTGGATCAGCGAACGGCGGAAAATGTCGATCGCGCGATGGCTGAGATTGAACGTCTACGCGCAGAGCGTGCGGCTAAGGCGAAGAAGGAGTGAACCGGTGGCAGTCGATTTGACAGCAATGGTCGGGTAAGGAGCGGAGGGGTTGCTCAGATAATCCCGAAGCGGTCTGCATTCCATGCAACCGTTCGCGCGTGGGTCGCTCTCATTTCTAATGGGGCCGGTTTTGAGAGTAATGTTTCAAAGGGGAGCTCATTCACAAATACAATGCGTGCAATTTGAGAATTGCAATTAAAAAGATGTTTTCGAGCCATCGCCGCTTGCGATTTGAGAGAATTTTTTGGGAAAGGAGTTCGAAATATATTTTATAAAGTGAAGATAGAGGCTGGATAATTACAATTTGTTTCGCAATCCAGCACTCTCGGGTTGATGATGGTGATTGTTAATTTTGTGAGATCGTAGTTTGATCGGATATCTCGTGATTGAGGCGGAATGCCTTTCATATTCTGAGCGTATTTCATATGCTGGATTTGCCTGCGCTTGATTGGGCAGGTAGGCAGCATCGTGAAGCAATTCTCAAATTACGGGAGATCAAAAACATGGCTCAAACCACGGATAAATTCCCTTCTGGAAGTTGGGGGATTGGCCCTCTCGTCATCAATTGGAGTCTTCGGGAAGGGAATGAGGTAGCGGTTAGCGTCTCCGTCTTGGGTGTCCAAATTGATGAGCTGGATATCACCATCAATCACGAAAACGCTGAAGTCAAGAACGAAGTTAGCGTTCTGGGTCTTGTCTCTGGAGTGATCGGCCTTAAGGCGGTTTATGATAAACCTAGCGGGAACGGTCTTTATTTTGAAGGACGACTGTCCGGTCCCGAATTCGATACTGGCAACCTCTACTATTGCATCATCCACTGGTGATGCGGCATCAATCCGCCATCGGATTATTCTCGGTGGCGGGTCGCATGTTTCAATTTGCACGAGGTCGAGGTCGGTCGCAGAGCTCTGATTTGATCCTGCATTAATAAACTGTGGCTCCCCTGGAGGGCCGACGACTGGGGCGCAGCCTCCCCCATGTCGCCTTAGTCCAGTAGCGCAGACTTGCTGGCATTTTCCAACTCTGTCGTGTTTGAATGCGAAACAGCTAGAGACGTGGCGTACCAACGCTGAGCTGGTCTCCTGCAGCCCCCCTTTTCCTTGAAATTTGCTTGGCGATGGCGTGTTGTGAGATCCGCCAGGAAATCCCCTTTCCGTTAGCGACGTTCGCGGACGTGCAAGTCGATAGCCTGAAATGCACTCCCGCTCCCTTTAGTTTCGCAGTTCACAGCGAGATTCGTTGCGTACGAAGTCGAATTTCTTTATCCGGGATATTTTCATATTTATCGGAATGGTGAGCTAGGATGGTCTGACGAGAAAGGCGATGCGATGAAGCAGGCCATCCATATAGTCGTTGGCAAGGTGGTGAAAGTAGGACGGTGAGAAGAATTGAAGCATCGGGACGAAGGGACGTCCCGACCGTGGAGTCAGCCTGACTCCGCAAAGTTGGGGCGCGACCCATTCCGAGGCGACATCATCGCGCCGGGACGCACCCTGTGGTGAAAGTGTTAGTTGGGGGAACCAAGAAAATGCAAAGCAACATCAACCGCGACAACAACCTGGCCGGCGTGGCGATGAACGCAGAACGGCCAACTGATGCTCGCGGACTCGCCGCAATCGCAGGGCGTTATCGTAATGACCATGGCAACCGTGCCGACGCGGAGGCTGCGATCGACAGCGCGCTCGACTCAGTTGGCCTGGTTCTCGAAAGCGCGCTTGCCGCGATGGCGGAACTGCGGAATGCGCGCGCCGTGCTCACGCACTTCGCCGACTGAGCGAGCGATTCAAATCGCAACGCCGCGGGCTGTCTTGATGTCGATTGCTTACGACGTATGGGCGGACCGCGGCGCCAACTACTTAGCACTCTTCCGAAAATGCGACCGATGCCGGTCCGTCGTCGGATCGTCGCGCATTTCGAGCTCGAGCGCGGTCGTGAAGCCGACGTCGCCGATTGTGTGCGTCGCCTTCTTCACGAGCCACGGCGTCTCGTCGATTTCCGGTTTGAAGCCTGATACGACGACGGGCATCTCCGGGAACAGCTCGGCGCGGCCGCGCGCGAGCGTGTAGCTCATCGTCGTCTGGCTGCGCTGCATCCGCTTGAATTCGGCTTGCGCGGCCGCGCGCGCTTCCGCTTCCGTCGCGTAGTCTTCCGGCAGCACCTTCACGTTCTTGTTGTTCTCGCCCCCGACGATGACCGACTTGCGCTTCGCCCGCCCGTTCGAATGGTAGTGCGCGCGCACGGCCGCGTAATTCTCGCGCTCCGAGACGTGATACCGATGGCTGTCGCCGCTCGCGCGCGTCAGTTCGAGCACGTCGAGCTGCTTGCCGCTCGCCGTCTGGCCGGTGCCGATCGGCATGAACAACAGGCGTAGGTCTTTCACGTTCATCACGGCGTCGTAGCGTTTCGCGAGGCGCGTGAGAAACGACATGTCCGATTCGTGCGTCTGGTCGATGTGCGCGATCAGGATTTTCGCGAGCGCGTCGCCGACGGTCGGCGAGAGTGAGTACCGGCCGGCGATCGAGCGCACGATCGAGCCGATCGTCTGCCGATGCCAGCTCTTTTCGCGGCGCTCCTGCATGCCGCTCGTCATCGCGGCCGAGCGAGCGCGGACCGTGATGATGTCCGGGCTGCCGCTGTGCTCGACTTCGTTCACGACGAAGCTGCCCTTGTCGACGAGCGGCTCGCCAGCCCATCCGATCGACGCCTTGATCGTGGCGCCGCGCTTCGGGATGTCCAGGTCGTTCTTGGAATCGTCGAGCACGATGTCGATCGTATCCGCCTCGTCGGAGCGCGACTCCGAAATCGACAGCGACACGAGCCGTGGCGCGAACAGGCGCGACAGATCGCGGCCGCCGACCGAAATGCGGTAATCCGGCTGCGGATGCAGGCGTGCGACGCGCGACGCGTCGTGCGAATCCGTCCTCGTGGTGCGTTCGTTCGTCGACGTGGCCATCAGCGCTTGTCCTTCCGCGTGTTCTTGTCGCGCGCCGTGCGCAGCACGTCGTCGTCGACGCGCTCAATCGTGAGCTGAAACTCGATGCGCCGCGGCGTGCCGTCCGCCGCGTGGTAGCTCTGCGTCTCGTTCAGCTCGGCGATCACGTACGCGCCGTAGACGTTGCCGGCGCCGTCGACGAGCACGTACGCTTCGCCGGTGTCCGCCATCGCGGCGAGCTCGCGAATCGACGCGATCGAGCCGAACGTCTCAGGCGCGACCAGGCCGTTCAGCGTGATCGTGTCGTCGCCGACGCCGGCGAACTGGCGGCCGTCGCGCGCGCCGACGCGCGAGCTCGTCGGATGCTTCCAGGTGCGCCGCCGCTGCAATTCGCGGAACGGCGCGCTCGTGAGACTGAAAACGAACTGGTCGAGGGACATGAGCATGCGTGACTCCGTGTGCGTCAGTCCGACAGGCGCGAGCCGATGCGCGACTGCTTCGCGCGCTCGCGGCGATCGAGCGCGGCTTCGACCGCGCGCGCGATCGCGTGCGGGTCCTGCCCGGCCTGCGGGTAGATGTTGATGACGATCGGCGACGCCGTCACGGCCGCCGAAGGTGCGGCAGTTGCCGCCGCAAGCGGTGCGCGGCGATCGATCGGCACGGTCGGCTGCACGAGCGCCGGCGTCGGCATCGCGAGCGCCGGCGTGCCAAATGACGCGACAGCCGCGGTTGCGAGGCCGAGCGCCGCTTTCGCGACGCGCTGCTGCTCGCCCTGCATGCCGAGCGCCGCACCCTCGCCCACGAAGCCGCCGAGCGCGGCGAATACGCGGCTCGGACTGTGAATGCCGAGCTTCTCTTTGAACCAGCCCACGGTGCTGTTCGCCATATTCGAAATCGCGTCCTTCACCTTGCCGAGTCCGCTGCTGATGCCGCCGACGAGCCCGTCGACGAGGTGGCCGCCGAACTCGGTGAACTTCGAGGGCAGCTCGACGCCGAACAGCGAAAGCACACCCGCGAACGCGCGGTAGAACATGCCGAGCGGCGACCAGTTCAGGATCAGCGCGCCGAGCGCCGTGAGCCCGCCGTTCAGTGCCGCGCGCGCGTCACCCATCGCTTCGACGAATAGTCCGGCGAGCCCGCCAATCGCACGGCCGAGCCATGTGAGCGGCGCAAGCGCGGCGCGCAGCACCACGCCGAGCACCGCACCAAACCCACGGCCGGCCGCCGCTGCTGCGGACAGGCCATCGGCGCTCGCGCGCGCGGGCGCGAAGAGCTTGCCGAGCCAACCGGCCGCCGTCGACAGCGCACGGCCCAGCCAGTCCCACATCGGTTTCACCGCCGCGAGCGCACGGCCAAGCGGCTGCAACGCCGCGAGAAATGCGCCGCGCATCGGCGCGAGCGCTTTGCCGATCGCCGCGAGCGCGCCCGCGACGAATGCCTTAATCGGCCCCCAATAGCGGTAAATCAGCAGCGCGGCGACGGCGAACGCCGCGGCGTACAGGCCGATCGGCGTCGTGAGCAACAGGCGCCCCGCTCCCATGGCGGCCGCGCCGAACATCCGCCATGCGGCCGCGCCGATACCGAGCGCGCGCGACAGAATCCCGCCTTGGATGCCGAGCGTTGCCATGCTGAAACGCACAATCGCGAGCGGACCGAGCACGCCGGCGAGGACGATCGTGAATGTGCCGAGCACGGCGAGTAGCGCGGCGAAGCCGCCCGCGAGCGCGACGACTACCTTCGTTGCCTGCGGGTGTGCCTGAATCGTTGTCAGCAGCCTGTCGGCGAGCTCGCGCGTCTTGTCGAGCGCGGCGTTGTACATCGGCGCGATGCGCTCGCCGATTTCATTCAGCAGATCACGCAGCTTCGCGCGTGCGTCGAGCTCCTTGCCGGGCGTCTGTTCGGACGCGAGCTTGTGCATCTCGTCGATGCCATACGCGCCCGTGTTCAGCTTCTCGTTCTTGTGAATCTGGTCCCGCTGCATGACCATCGTCGTCGCCAGGTTCGCAGCGGTGCGATTAGTGAATACGGTTGCGATAACGTCCTTGATCCTGTCCGGATCGGTAATCCCCTTCGCGGCGAGATGCGGTAGAAATATCTTCTCCAGCCATTCGAGCGGGGACGCTTTCAACAGATCGCTGCCCTTTAGTGCGCCCGTCTTGAAGTGGTTGACCTGCCCCATCTTGTTGTATTCGATCCCCTCTTTTTTGATGAGCCCGAGGTTCACTAGTTCGCGCGCTGCTTTGACGGTCGTTTTACCCTGATAGATGTTGTTATACATGGACATGAGCCCGGTGCCGACCGCGTGCCCGCCCATTTCCTGAATGAGCGGCTCCATCTGGTAGTAGAACGCGTCCTGGCGCATCTGCTTTGCCGCGACGCCGCCCGTCTGGATGAAGTTGCGCCACTCGTCGCCGCCAACGCGGCCGCCCGTCGCCGACAGCACCTTCTGCACCATGTTCGCTTCGTTCCTGAACGTCGCTTCGTCCTTCGTGCCGCCGCGCAGCTCGATGACCTTCAGCATGTTCATGAACTTCTCTTCGTTCGCGTGCGCGTCTTCCGCGCCGAACATCGCTTCGTTCGCGAACTTCATCTTCGCCAGCGTCGGCATCACCATCTGCGCGTGGTGTTCGTCCGCGAAGATCGACAGCGCATCGCGCATCAGCGTCATGTTGTCCGACGTGCTGACGCCCATCATCTTCATCGAACGGACATATTTCTCGGCGTCCTTCGTCGCTTGGTCGCCGAGGCCGAGTGCCGTGATGCGTGCGCGCTCGTTCTGGATCTTCTTCGTCTCGTCGAGCGCCTCGCGCAGATCGCCGAGCGCGTGCGCGCCAGTCGAGCGCGCCGCGTAACCGCCGATCGCCATCCCGCCGGCGACGCCCTGCATCGCCTGCATCTTGCCGCGCGCCGCAGCGAGCTTTCTTTCGCGCTCGCTCATCACGTCGAGCTGGCGGGTTTGCGCCTGCATCGCCGCCGTCGTTTGCGCGATGTTGGCGCGCAGCGTGCGTTCGTGCGCGGCGAGATTGCGCGTGTCGATGCCGGTCTGCGAGAGCTTGCCGCGCATCTCCTCGAGCGCGATCGTCTGCTTCTTCTGCTCGGCGCGCAGCTTCGACGCCGCCTGGCGAGCACGCCCCAAGTCGGCGATCATCTGCCGAGACGGCGGGCCGAACGCGCGCAACGAGCCGGCGAGCTGCTTCACATGGCCCTGCGCGGCCGACAGCTTCGTCGACGTTTCAGCGAGCCCGGATCGCATCTCACGAAACGACGCGACGGCCTTCTGCTGCTTGCCGAGCTCGGCGAGCTCGGTTCGCGTCTGCTTGAGCGACTGCGCAAGCCCCTTGTTGCTGTTCAGCACATTTTTCAGGGGCTTCGTCCAGTTGTCGATCATGTCGAACATGACGCGCAGTTTGAGGGCGTTGTCCATCGTCACTCGTTTCCGCTACGTATCCGGGCGCGCTCGCGCCAGTCCATCAATTCGGCCAGGGCGAAGCCGTCCATATCGCGCGGCGTCCAGCCGAACACCGTCGCGATATCCGCCATCGCGTCTTCTACGCGTTCGGGTATTCCATGCTCGCTTTCAGCGCCTTCGGCATCAAAAAACCCGCGAAGATGCCCCCCAGTGCAACGAGATCGGCCGGGTCCATGTTGGCGACGTCGAACTCGGTCAGCGTCGGCGTGCTGATGCGCGGCAGCACCTTGCGCAGCGCGTCGACATCGAGGTTCACGAGCGCGGCGAGCGACGTGCCGCGCAGCGCGCCGGCCGCCGGCTTCTGCAGCGTGACCTGCGCAATGGTCTGCTCGCCGCGCACGATCGGCGTGTCGAGCGTGTGCGTATTCGGCGTGGTGTTGTCTGACGCTGCCGGCGCAGTGGTGCGCGCGTCAGCGCCGTGCGTGTGGCGGCCGTCGAAGGGCGGCACGAAGTGGTTGTGATAGCCGTCCACGGCGCCGTTGTTGCCGTCCGCAATAGCGCCGTGATTGTGTTGGCCGATTGTTGAAGCATTGTGTTGATGCATGGTGGATTCCTTGTGTCGATATGAAGTGGTTCGCCCGCGTGCAACGGTCGCGGGCTAGCTGTTACAGGCCCATCGCGCGGCGAAGGTCCGCCGCAAGGTCGATGCCGTTGATCTTCTCGACCGCGTTGACGAAGTCGAGCTCGATGAGGTCGCGCCCGTTCACGGTCAGCTTGTAGTAGCTGGCGTTGGTCGTGATCTTGAATTTCGTGTCTTCCTTCGCCTTCGCGGTGCCCATGTCGATTTCTTCGTGCCGGCCCTTCACAACCACTTCGATCTGGTCGTGCTTCTTGCTGTCTTCGCGCCGATAGCCGCCGGAGAAGCGCAGCAGCACGCCGTCGTGCTGCATGGCGCCGTACTGTTCGAGCACTTCGACCATGAAGCCGCCGCACGTCCATTCGAGCTGAAGCTCTTCGCTGCCGAAGTCGATCTTCACAGGGCCGGTCATGCCGCTGCCCTGCCACGCTTCCATCTTGCGCTTGAGCTTCGGAAGAACGAGCTCGTCGACTTCGCCGGCGAAATTCGTGCCGTTGTGAAAGACGTTGAAGCCCTTGAGTTTTCGAGGCATACCCATTGCGTTTGACTCCTGTTAGCCCGCCACGCGCGCCGGGAAATCGGCGAGGTAGCGATCGGTGATGCGCTGGCGCAGCACCATGTTTTCGAAAGGTGGAGTAGGCGTTAAGTCGTAATCGATGTACGCCTTGCCGGACGCAAGCACGTCGGCCGTGTTCGGCTCGGGATCGATCCAGGCGCCGCCGCCCATCAGATAGCCGTTCGAGGTCTGCTGCCGGAACCAGCCGTTGATGCTCTCCACGACATCCCGCGCGAGCGACGGGTTCAGCGGACCGTCGACGACGGGCATCTGCGCTTCGGCGATCGAATCCGCAGCAACCTGCGCGGTGCGCGTGTAGTTCTCGAACGCGAACTTCGGATCGTCCGAGCACGTGCGCGAGCCCCAGAATCGGAAGCCGTTGCGGTTCACGAGCGTCGTCACTTCGTGCTCGTTCAGATAGCCCGCGTCGGTCGCCGGGTCCTGCAAGTCCCACGACACGTCGGCGCTGATGCCGGTGACGCCGTTCACGACGACGTTCGAGAGCGTTTTGTGCCAGCCCGTGTCGTTGTCGATCTTCGCGCGCAAGCCGGCGGCGATCGCCGGCGCCGGGATGACTGCGGTCGAATTCGTCGTGTCGTCCCAGCCGAGCCAGTCCGGCCAGATCACCATGATTTCGCGCTGGCCGAACTGCTTGCGGTACGCGGCGGCTTCCTCCTTCGTCTTGCAGCCGGACGCCGCGACGTACGCCATCGCGCGCAGCGACTGCGCGGTCGACGCGAGCGCGGCGGCGACCGGCTGCGTATCGAGGCCAGGCGCGGCGAGGATGCGCGGCTTCACGCCGAGCGCGGCCTGCGCGGCGAGCAGCGCCTTGATGCCCGTGTACTTGCCTTCCGGCGTCACGGTGCCGATGACGTTCGAGGTCGTTTCGGCTTCGTCCTTGCCTTCGGCGACGCGCACGACGACCGTGAGCGGCTTCGTCTGCTTGCCGATCGCATCGAGTGTGCGGCGCAGCGTGCCTTTCTTGCCGGCCTTGCCGAGCGCGGCGACAACGTTCGTCAGCAGCACGGGCGTGTTCAGCGGAAAGGCGGTCGCGTCGGCGTCGGCCGCGGTGCAGACGACGCCGAGCACGGCCGTCGACACCGAGCGAATCGGTCGGCCGCCTTCGTTGATTTCGATGACGCGTACGCCGTGGTGGTAGTCCTGCGGCATGGTGTGCAACTCCTGTTACATGGAAAATCGGGAGGGTTCCCAGTGATCGGGCCGGCGTCAGGCCGGGGCGTGTTCGGTGTCCGCCTGCGCGCTGTCGCCGGCGGCCGCCGCATCGGCGGGCGCCATGCCTTCGGGCGCGACCGGCTCGGGCGCGGGCGGTACGTATGGCGTGGGCGTGTCGGGCCACGCGATCGCGTCCGGGAACGTGTCTTTCTGGATCGCCGCGACGAGCGCCATCTGGTAGGCCGACCAGGCTTTGAAGTAGTACGACTGCTCGTCGTCGAGCTGGCCCGCCGCGTAGGCGTCCGCTTTGCCGAGGTTCTCCCGGCGCGCGATCGACAACCGCCGTTCGAACTCGGCCATCGCGGCGTCGCGCTTCTCGCGCGCGATCAGCTCGGGCGGCACGGCCCACGCGCCGTCGATCCACGCGTGCCGATCGGACGGCCGCGGCTCGGTCGTGAGGCCGAGGTCGGCCGGCGTCTTGCCCGCGATCGCGATCTCGACCGGCTCGCCCGTGTCCGTCCGATAGCAGACGCGGCCGCGATAGTCGGGCAGCAGGAACCACGCGCCGTCGCGATGGAACGGCCACGTGGTCGGCGTGCGCGCCGGCGGTGCGTCGAGCGTCGCGGACGCCGGAATCAGCCAGCGGCCGTCGTTGCGCGGATCGGCGTCCGGCTGGCCGCTGCTCATATATTCTCCCGTCGACGGGCTGTAGTGATGAATCAACATGTCGTGTCTCTCGTGGTTAGTAGGCGCGAATCAATGCGAGCAGCGCGACGTTGCGGGGGCGGGACTCGTCGCCGCCGTCGGGCTGAACCGTGATGACGTGCGCGTGCCGGCCCGCGGCGCCGATGCCGACGGTGTGGCCGTGATTGCCGTTTCCTTCCGTGTTGAACTCGTGGTTGTGGTTGCCCGCGGGGCTGGTGAGGAACCACTTGTTGTCCCAGTCTTCCGTTTGCGCGCCGAAGCGGTCGTTCTCACCGTTGGTTCCCCACGGTGGCGTAAATGACCGATCGTTTTGCCCGAACGGGACGACGTGCTGGTGATCGCCCACGCCGTTCGTCCAGCCGTGGTGGCCGTGCCAGCCCTGAACGTCGGTCCATGCGCTGTGGGCATGGTCAGGCACTTCGCTCGCGCCCGCGCCGTGCGCGTGCGAGTGGTTCTGGTCGCCCTGGAACGCGCCAATCTGGCGGCTCGCGTCGACGCCGCCGCGTGCATCGGACCAGCATCGAATGAATTCGCCGCGCAGCTCGGGCAAACGGAACGTCGCCGCGCCGTCGCCGGTCGAGAAGCAGCCCCAGCGATCCTTCATCCACTCGTCGTCGGACACGAGCGCGCCGCTCGCCTGCGCATACGCCCACAATTCCGGGTAGTCGGCGCGGTTCACGAGCACGCCGTTCGCCTTGAGGAAGCCCGGCCGTACCGTCGTGCGCGGCTCGAAAACGATCTGTCCAATCGTCGTGGTCGACAGGACGGACCGAACCCATTCGGTCGTCGCGAGACGCGTCGAGCGATCGGTCGCCGGCGGCGTCGGCCCTGTGACGGGCTGCTCGAACACGGCAAGCGTCGGCGAGAAGCGCACGACGACGCGCGTGTTGCACGTCACGCCAAACTCGCCGTCCGCCGCGTGATAGAGGCCGGTATCCGGCGCGCCGTCGTTGGCGAACGTGAGCGACGGCGCGGACGGGCTGCCTTCGGCGAGCACGAGCCGCTTGCCCGGCGCGAACGCCACGTCGCCGCCCACCGTGCCGCCCTTGCTCTTGTCGAGCGGGTCGAGGTTGCCTTCGTGCCACGCAACTCTTCCGTCGATGCGGAACGTGCGGCTTGCGAATTCGTAATGAAACGAGCCGAGCGTCGGCGACCACCAACCGACCCCGCTCTTGCTCGCGTAGTGATAGCCGTCGAGCGGGCCGAGCCGAATGTGGGCTTCCGAGGCGCCTTGGCCGACACTCAGGTCGCGAGCGACATCGACGGCTCCGCCGAATGCGGCACCCGATCCGTTGCCGTCGATGATCACCTTGCCCGTCAACAGTGACCACGAAAACGGCCGATAGTCGTTGTACGTGCCGTTCGCATCGCCCTTTTTCGTCGACAGCAGATAGACGCGCTGACCATCGTTGCGCACGAGCGCGCCGTAGCCGTCGCAGACCGCGCGGAAGTGGCCGCCGGCGCCCCCGGCGTCGATCGCGCGCGACGTGACGCCCTCCGACGCGTCAATGCCGCCGCGCACCTGCAGCGCAGTCTTGCCGTCGTCCTCCCGGTCGCCGATCAGCACGCGGCCGCCGGATGTGAGGCGCACCGCGCGCATCTGTTTCGCGTCGCTGCGCGCGTCGTTGTTCGTGCCGTCGTTCAACCAGATGTCGAAGTACTCGCTGCCCCATGCGCCCGCACCGAAGCCGGCGCGATACGACGCGACGAGGCGCGGGCTCAGGTCAGGCAGCGAGGCGTCGCTGAACGTGGCGAACAGGCGGCCCTTGCTTTCCTTGCCGGCCCCGGCTGTCTTCGGCGACACCTCGACTTGCGCCGTGCGGTCGTCGACATCGGCGACGACGCGCACGCGGCCGTCGAACGTCGCGCCCGACAGCGCCGCGTAGCGTCGCTTCGCCGTCTTCGGCGTGACGGCGCGCGTGTCGTCGTCGCCGGCGTCGACTTCGGCCTGCGTGGCGAGCTCGACGACGCCCTTGCGCTCGGTCGTCGCCGGCGGGTTCAGGAACGTCGCCGGCCCGAACTCGAGCTTCGCCGCGTCGATCGTCGCGAAAACGACGTCGGTCGCGAGCAGCATCATCGCCGCGGGCGATTTTTCGAGAATCGGCGTGTCCTGCACGTAGACGGCGAACAGCACGCCGCTGTCGAGGTACAGGCCGAACGCATACAGCGAATACTGGTCGCTCGTGTCGTCCTGGATCACGACATGCACCGTGTCCGGCGCGACGTTGTCGCCGCCGAACGTCGTCACGCGCTTGCGCTCGTTCGGCATCGCCTTCATGCCGCGGTCGAACGCGAACGGCGCGGTGCCGAGCCCGATCTCGACGACGCGACGCGCAGTGGTGCCGGTGTTGCCGGGGGCGACGAGTGCCGCCCGGCCGGCGTCGGTGAGGTTGATGAGGGTTCCAGCCATGTCAGATATCCGTGAGGGACAGACGGCGATAGATCGCCGCGCGCGCGCCGGCGCCGATGCGCTGCGTGCCGGTCGCGTTGAAGCACTGCGTGAACGTGTAGTGCGCGGTGCCGCGTTTCGCCCGATCGACTTCGGCGATGATGTCGGCGACGTATTCGACGGTCGCGGGGATGCCGTCGCGCGCGCCGACCGTCATCAGGATTTCGAAGGTGCCCGGCCGGCCCTTCGGCGTCTTCTCGAACCATTCGCGCATTACGACGTTCGCGCCGAACGACGCGCACACGTCGCGCACGGCCGCGGCCGTGCCTTTCTTGCGTGCGATCCGAATCGCCGCTTTCACGCGCGCGCGCTTCACCTGCTCGGGCCAGTAGTCCTTCCACGTCTCGACGCCGAGGTGCCACGCGAGCCACGGCAGGAACCGCAGCGGGATTGTGTCGGGATTCATCAGCGTGCCGATGTCGACCGGAATCGTGCTGATGCGCGCGTTCGTCTCCGCGAGCCGGCGTTCGAGCGCGGTCGCGTTCGGGGGCAGCAGCGAGGTTGCCAACTTAGTCATCCGCGACCCCGCCGTCGATCAGTTCGATTCCGGTGCAGTACGGCGCCTGCTCGGCCGTCACGGAGACGCCGCCGGCGGGCGAGTCGAGCAGCACCTTTTGCACGCCGGCGACGCGCATCGCCGCATGCAGGCCGTCGACCGTGATTTCCATGCCGATGCGGCGCATGTCGGCGGCGAACTTCGCGGTGCGCCTGTTCGCTTCGGCGAGCGCAACAGCGCGATCGGGGCCGGAGAAGAAGCGCAGCGTCGCGCGGATCGCGTACGGCACGACCTTCGCGCTCTGCACGATCACCTGGTCGGTTTGCGGGCGCACGCCTTCCAGCGCCGCACGCACGATGCCGATCAGTTCGTCGCTCGCCGTGCCGTCGCCTTCGCGCGACAGGACCGTGACAACCATCACGCACGGTTCGGGACTGCGCGCAGACGCGGACAGCACGCGGCCGTCCGCCGCGCGCGCGTGGAACACGTACGCCTCTTCGGGGCCGGCGACGGAGAAGCCGCGCGGCGCGAGCTGCACGCGCTCGCGCAGACTGTCGTCGTCTTCGTCGACCTGCTCGACGTCGTGCTCCGGATCGGCCGCCGTGATCACCAGCCGCTCGACATCGAACAGCGCCGCGATGTGGTCGAGCGTCGTGCCGCGGGCGTACGCGAGCAGCACGCCGCGCGACGTGTCGTTGATGAGCTGCCGCAGCAGCACTTCGCGATACGCGTTCTCCTGTAGCACGCGGGTCACGGGCTCCGATTCGAGCGCGAGCGTCGCGGCGATTTCCGCCTGGTGCTCGACCGGATACAGCGACACGAGCCGCGCTTTGCGCTCGGCGAACAGCGTCTCGAAGTCGACCGGCTCGACGATATCCGGGGCCGGAAGCTGCGAAAGATCGATGGGCGTGCTTCTCACGATGCGCCCCCGTTCGACAGCGGCACGCGCAGCGAGGCGAGCTCGTCGCGCTCGTCCGTCCATCCTTCGATGTCGACGAACTGCCGGCCCGCGAACGCGTCGGTGGCGGCCGCCGAAATCTGAATGCGCGTGACCGTCAGGCGAGGTTCCCATCGCATCAGTGCGGTCGCGATCGCCGCGAAGAGGCGAATGCGCGTCGCGCCGTTGGCGGGCGCGTCGATCAGGTCGGGCAGCTCCGAGCCGAACGCGCGGCGCTGGATGCACGACGCGAGCGGCGTCGTGATGATCTTGCCGATCGACTGCGCGAGATGGTCGAGCCCGGAAATCGCGCGGCCGGTGACGGCGTTCATGCCCCTCATAGCGGCTGGCTCACTTCGGCCGATTCGCCACGCGCCTGGTGCGTGTGGTGCGGCACGCTCTTGCCCATCGAGCGCACTTCGCCTGTGAAATCGGCCGCACCGTCGATGCGCATCACGTTGCCGTCGCCGGCGCTGCCCGTGCCCGTCATGCCAGACTCGAACGCAAGCGGCCCTTTTACGAGCAATGCGCCCGTGCAGGTCGTCTGCTCGGCGTCGAGCGTGACCGATGCGGCCTTCACGGTCGCCGATTCCGTCTCGACCGTGATCGACACGGGCGCGACAACGCGCACGGTCGCGCCGGCGGGCAGCTCGGCAGTGAGCGCATGGGCGTCGTGGTCGTAGGTCACGCGTGCGCCGTCCGCATAGATTCGGGTGTGGGTGTTCGGCCGGTTGTCGGGGGCGGGGAACGCGTCGGAGAAGACGCCGCGCAGCACGACGCCTTGCGCAAGGTCGCCCATCGCGCCGAGCACGACGACTTGCTCGCCCTTCGTCGGCGGCGACCACTCGCGCGTGTTACCGGCCGCCGGCGCGAGCCAGGGAATCCAGTTCGTTTGCAGGCCGTCGTCGTCCGACTCGCCGACCGACACGCGGCAGAGGCCCGCCGTGTGGTCGACATCGAGAATCGAGCCTTTGCGCACGACGTTGCGTGCTTGCCGTTGAATTTCGTTCGCATCCATACCGGCAATGGTGCCGGCCGCTCGCGCGGGGCGCGAGCACTCGCCTTTGTCGTGCCGCCGGGTACAGCGTGCTCGTGATCCGCGCAGTGAAACGTGCGTCGACAATGGCCGCTCGATACACGCAACGACGCGCGCAGCGTGCGCCGCGCGCGCATTTTTTACTCTCGCAACACGATGACGATTCAACCTACCGACGCCGCGCCCGCGGCCGATCTTGCCCCGCTACTCGACCGACTTCACGCGACGGACGCGCTCACGCTGGCGCGCATGCTGCCCGACGCTTCAATCGACATGGTGTTCACCGATCCGCCGTATTCGTCCGGCGGACTGCACACGTCGGCGCGCACGCGGCCGCCGAGCGAGAAGTACATCAACAGCGGCGTGAAGGCCGAGTACGAGGACTTCGACAGCGACAACATGGACCAGCGCGCGTGGGCGTTCTGGTGCCACGCGTGGCTGACGGAATGCCGCCGCGCGTTGAAGTCGGGCGGCCTGCTCGTGTGCTTCATCGACTGGCGGCAGCTTCCGACGCTTACCGATGTCGTGCAGGCGGCCGGCTTGATCCTGCGCGGCGTCGCGGTATGGGACAAGACGCCCGGCCGCGCGCGGCCGCGGCGCGGCGGCTTCGCGCAGCAGGCCGAATTCGTCGTGTGGGCGAGCCGCGGCGCGATGCGCGACAGCGATGTGTATCTGCCGGGCGTGTTCCCGTCTCGCCTGCCGTTGCCGAAGCGCCACGTCACCGAGAAGCCGCTCGACGTGGCGCGTGAGGTCATGCGGCTCGTGCCGGCCGGGGGCGTGGTGTGCGACCTGTTTGCCGGCTCGGGCACGTTTCTCGCCGCGGCGCGCGAGGCCGGCTTGCACTGGATTGGGTGCGAAACGAACGCGGCCTACCACGCAATCGCATCAGCCCGGCTCGATGCCGCGGTAGGTGAATTAGCGGTTCAGATAGCGCAACGCGCTGACTAGTCTTGCATTTTGCGTACTAGTTCACTCACCGACAAGACGTCTGGCCAGCGTAAGTGACGCACGTTCGCCGCTCTGCACCTAGGCGATAGTAAAAGGGGCGGCATCCGCCTTGGTTGCCGCTGAACTGGAACGATTTAACCTTGTTCTCCATGTCCACTTCTAAATCGATCTCACACGCATAGTTCACGGGCACTGCCCGCATTGTGGTAGCCGTAGCGTGATATGTCGTCATTCCGAATGGTCCTGTCGAATATCCATTTGCATAAGACTGCTGCGGAACAAAATTTGTCCCGTTCCGATCAACACTCCAAACGTATATGTGGTGCCCAGCCACTTGTCGCTCACCTGATGGATAGCCAAGCTTTGAGATGGCTTCGTCAATGGGTTCCCCAAGCAATGTGTTCAAGCGTTCCGAAAATGCCTGATTCGTGATGCAACCTGTGAAAAGCGTGGTCGCGAATGCAATCGCACTTGAGATCAACGCACGAGATTTCATGAATCCCCAGATTATTTTTGATAATGATTTGGAGGGCTGTTGGATAGCGGGCACAAAATCAAATCATCGGCGCTTGATGGCGCTGACTTTTTCATTTTCGTCTTTGTTGACAATGTCGTAGATCGTGTACTTGTCACCCCGGTACGAAACGACCCTTGAGCATATTACGACCTCCGATGGAGGAAGCCACAGCGAGCTATCGATTACGTCCCCCGCAAGCACCTCGTAGACGGCACCCGACAACATAAACAGATATGAGCCATCGTTACTCTTGCTTTGCAGATCATCATCTTCGCAGGAAGAGGCGTACGTCGGCGACGATGCGAGGAGAGCGACCAGAGTGACGACAATCCTCAAAATACGATCCGCCATGGCCCCCTCCAAATTACTTTTTTTAAAACCGATTCGATGGATACGTCATTCATCTATCGGAAACGTACCTCAGAGTTCTACTATAGGTCAATCTCAACAAATCCTCGCATCAGATACGGGACGGAATGTCGAGCGATTTTCGTAGGTTAGTCGAAATGAAATCGCAAGCGCGTTCGCTGAATGGAAGCAACGTGTATATCGATGTCGTACATCAATATGAGCACGCGCGCCTAGTGTCGATTGCGCAGCGCGGGGTCACGGAACCGATTCAGCGGTTTAGATAGCGTAGCAGCCGATCGCGCACGAGCTCGCGATCAGCGTCAGCGAAACCAAGCACGACGCGAACCGGATACTGCGCGAGCGGGCCGCCCGGCTCGACGGGCGCTTTCTGCCCTTCCTGGTGGACGCGCGCGATGCGCGAGAGCCGTTCGTCGAAGCCGATCGCGAGCCCGGCGTCGTCTACGTCGATTCGCAGATAGCGCGCGGCGCGCAGCTTCCGAAACATCGCTTCGCGCTTGATGCGGCCGGCCTTGTCGCGCAAGTGCTTGCCGCCGCGTTTCACCTTCCGCGGCGCGTACGCGGACCCGTCCGGATTCCGCTGCGCGGCGACGCGCGACTGCTGCGCGCGGCGCAGATCGCGGCCGAGCTCGCGCAGCAGTTGACGGCGGGCCGCCGGCGACAATTTCGCCAGCAGCGCGCCGGCCCATTTTTCGAGCGCTTGAAGATCGTCCGTCATGCGAGCCACTCGTCGGCCGCGTCGTCGATGTGCTCGACCGTCCGGTTGCCGGCTTCGTCGGTTCCGACCACGACGCTTTCCGATAGCTTCACTTTTAGCCCGAGGTCGACGGCGTTGTTCGACAGGATGTCCGCGACGAACGTGATGCCGTCGCGGCGCTCGTCGCGGTTCGTCACAAGGTCCGGCTGATTCGCGCGCGCCCACTCAACGACGGCGACCATCACGTCGTCCGCACTGCCGACGAAATCGCGAATGATGATCTCGCACTCGTATTCATAGTCGAACGACGCCGTGCGCGTGCCCGTCGCTTCGATCCGGCCGTCGTTGACGAACACGAGCAGTTGATCCGGCGAAGCGCTGAGCTGCGGCAACGCGGCGACGAGCGCCGCACGTAGGCTGTTCGGCTTATTCATCGCTGCCCGCCCGCCACGCGCGCGCCTGGCACGTCGCGATCATGTCGACTTCGGACGCGCAGCGCGCCCACGCCGCGCGCGCGACGTGCAGCGCGTCGCTCAGTTCACCGTTGGTTCGCGGCGCCATCGCCGGCATCGTGCAGCGTGTCACGCTCGCGCATTCGTTGAGCGTAATCGTCGGCGCCTGTGAGGGCGGGGCTTGCGTGCAGGCGCACAACGTCGTCAGGCAGAGCGCCAGCAGCCCAGGTGCGCACGGCGGCGTTTTCATCGATCAGTCTCCGCAGTTCGTTACGATAGGTCGCGAGCGTCGCGTCGACGCCGGCGCGCGCGCGGTCGAGCTGCTCGCGTTGCGCATCCTTTGCCTTGGCGTCGGCCAGCAGACGCTCGATGACGGCGGCGCTCGCTTGCGCGTCGTGATTCGCACGGCGCGCATCGTCGGTCGCCCGGTCGAGCTGCTCGCGCAGCGCGCGGCTGTGTTGGCAGCTCGCGACCAGCGCAATCAACGCGAGCAGCGCCAGCCACGGCGTTAGGCGCGCGAGGTTCATGCGGCCGCCTTGCCGGCGCCGGCGTATTTCGTATAGGCGCGGTCGAGCTTCACGTCATACAGGTTGATCGCGAATTCCGAGCCGTTGTAGCCTTCCGCGAACGCCGCCCACTTCCGGCCCCGGAGCGCGGCCAGCAGCTTCTTGTCGGCCGCGACGTACCGCACGAATGCGTCGAGGTGCTCGGCTTCACCCAGCTCCATGCGGGACACGAAATCATCGACATTCGCGTAGCCGAGGCGCTTCCAGTGATACGCCATGATCTGGAACGCGCCCCAGCTCGCCGACTCGTACGCGGACGCCGCGTCGATCCGCGCCGCGGTGTCGAGCCGCACGTATTCGGCGGCGCCGCCCTGGTAGCCGCCGCGTTTCGGATTGACGACGCTCGGGTTCTGTTTCGCGCCGGCGACGGCCGCGTTCATGCCGAGATTCACGCCGAGCCGCTGATACATGACGTGGCGCTCGAACAGGATTTTGGGTCGGCCGTCGTCCAGAAAGCCCACGCCGCGCGACTCGACTTCGTTGACGGCGCGCACGCACGCGACGGATACGCCGAGCGTGTCGGCCGCGCGCACGAGGTCGGCGTCCGTCAGGTGCTTCGGGTCGCGCTGCCCGCTGGCGAGCACCCGGTACGTCTTCGGGCCGGCGATGCCATCGACGACAAGGCCCGCGGCTGCCTGTAACGTCTGGACGGCGCGCTCGGTCTGCTCGTCGTAGAGGTGCGACACGTCGACCGGATAGCCGGCGCGCACGAGGCGCTGCTGCAGCAAACCGACTTCCGCGCCGTGATCGTTGAATCGAAGGATGTTCACGCTTCGTCACTCCGTAGAAGGCGCGCGACGTTGCCGCGCGCGAGGTACACCAGCACGGCGAGCAGAACCGCGAGCGCCGCGTGAAAAAAGCCGGTCGGCTTCGGATGAAACAGCAGCTCGATCGCCGAGCCGCCCGAAATCGCGACGATCACCCAGGCCGCCCAGGCGACGTGGAAGCGATGCCGCGCGCCGTTCTTGCGGTAGGTCAGCACGCGCACGATGACGGCGAAGTGCGCGGCGAGCGCGACAAGTGCAGACGAGACATGCACGTCAGTCTCCCTTGCGGAACAGCGCGAACAGGTCCATGCCCTTCACGCGCTCGATCAGCGTCAGCGTGACCGCGATCACGAGCGCGGCCGCGAAGAACGCGGCGACGCCCGTCGAGCGGATCGGCACCGCGTGGACGATCTCGGGCGCGGCCAGGTAGCCCATCACGAGCGAGATGAGCATGTACACGGCGCGCTTCGCGAGGCCGAGGTCTTTCGACGTGACGACCACGAGCGCAGCGCCTGCGAATGCGCCGATCAGCGCGTCGCCGTCGACACCCGGCGCGATGCCGGCGAGGCCGACCGCGGCGAACAGCGCCGCGGCCGAGGTGGTGTTCGGTTCAGCCATTCAATCGGCTCCGGTCAGTCAAACAGTTGCAATAGCGGCGTGGTCGGCTCGATCGCGTTGCGCTCCGGCATCTCCACGACGGTTCCCATGGGGAGCACGACGCCGAGCTCGGCGAGGCCGGGATTCGCTTCCAGCACGGCTTCGACCGTGCCCGCCGTGCTGCCGTAGTGCCGCCAGCACAGCGCGTCGAGCGTCTCGCCTTGGAGCGCGGCGACCTTCACTTCGTCAGCTCCTGCCCGTCGCGCCCAAACACGCCGCGCACGCGCGGCTTGATCCGAGCCACCCGGCGGGCGAGAACATCCCCCCGTATGGCCGCCTCAGCTTCGGAGCGACGCGAGCAATAGGCGATCTCGCACCAGAACAGGACCGCGACGCGTCGCTGGACCTGGTACGCGCCCGGTTGATACAGCTGGCCGAGGTAGACGCGTGACCGGGCGAACTGCCGGATGCGGTACATGGGGCGGGCCATCAGATCAGCTCCACGGTCGAGCGCGCGATGCCGAGGATGTCGCTGATCGCCCACCGCGCATTGCGCCGCGACTCGTCGACGGTTTCCGCGAGCTCGGCCGCCGCCTGGCCGCCGCTCTTCGTCGTGTCGTAGCCGCGGTACTTCTCGGTCACGTCGGCGTGCGTCAGGTGGTACACCGCGCGCCGGTAGCGCAAAACGTGCGCCGATTCGCCGTCGATGCGCGCGGCCGGCACGTCGGCAAGCGTCGTCGCGCCCGCGGCGCGCTGCCGCGTGCGCCACGTGGCGAGCTCGTCGTTCACGGTCAGCATCGCATCGCGCGCGGCGTGCCGCAGCCGCTCGGCCGTCACGGTGCCGTCCAGGCGCATCGCATCGCGCAGCGCGGACAGATCGATGGCCGGGAAGAAGCCGTCGTTCGTCAACGTGCCTTCGATCGGCGTCGCCGCGACGGTGGGCGCGGCAGTAGCGACAAAACTGTTCATGGTCGATTCGAAATGAGGTGGCGGTGGACCGGCGCACCAGGTCCGTAACCGTCAGGCGTGGGGCCTGTGCGCCGGTGCCGCCATGCCGAGGTGGGCTCTTTACGTGCCGTCGGCGCCGTCGCCCCGACGGCCCGCGGCTTCGACCTGCTTCGTCAGCCGGTCGATGTCCTTTTTCACGCCAACGCGATCGTTCAGCGCGACCGCGCGGCGCAGATAGTCGAGCGCGCGCGCCGGCGCGGCGGCCTGCGTCGCGTAGCCGAGCGCCTTGTATAGCTTCGCGCGTACCTGGTCGTGCATGTCGGCGTCGCGCGTCAGGTCGTCGACGAGCTCGAGACTCGCCGCGTCGAACGTCCCGCCGTCCATGAACGACGACAGCGCGGCGTCGGCGAACTGCTCGGCGACGAGCGACGCGAGCGAGCGCTCGAACTGGTCGGGCAGCGTCAGGCCGTGCGCGAGCGCGTAGGCCGCGATCGCGAGCGCGCCGTCGAAGTCGCCGGCGTCGATGCGCCAGACCATCACCGTCACGAGCACGTCGTCCTGCGCGCCGCGGCCGCCGCTCAACACGCCCGCCACGTAGTCGGCGTACTCCGGCAGCAGCTTGCGTTTCAGCTCGATCTTCCGCTCGATCGACTGAATGCCTTTGAGCGCGCGGCGGTCGGCCGCGAGCTTCGCGAGCATCAGCTCATACGGCGTCGCGCCTTTCATCGTCTCGCCGGACGACACGGCGGCCGCCGCGCGCGCGGCCGAGACGCGTTCGAAGTGCGCGCGGGCGGGCGTGTTGATCGTCATGCCGCCGCCAGTTCGATGTTTTCGGCCACGCAGCCGCAGCCGAAGTCTTCGACGACGTAGGCGTCGTTCGACGATTCGTAGTTCTCGATGCGGTCGCGCTTCGGGTTGTCGATCAGTGCGCGCCGGCGCGCGCCTTCCTGGTAGTAGATCGACAGGTTGTCGAGCTTCGTCACCATCAGCGCGCGTTTCGGGAAGTGCGGCACGCGCACGGCCGGCAGGTTGCCGATGCGTTTCTGGCTCACGATCAGATCGGATGCGAGCTGCTCGGTCGGCGCCTGCTTCGCGTTGACGATCGGGAAATACTTGTCGTGCAGCAGCTCGCGGCCGCAGATCACGACGAGGCCTGTGTCTTCCTGGAACCACGGATCGATCATCGACGAGACGATATCCATCACGAGCGCGTCGAGGTTCTCGTAGTCGCCCGCCTTGCCGACCAGCACCTTGCCGGCCTGTTTGCCCTCGTGGAGCACGCGCTGCGCGGCGCGCTCGCGGTACTGTTGCAGCCAGCCGATATTGACGTCCTGCAACAGCGGGTTTGCCTGCCTGTCGGTCGTCGCGGCCGCTCTAACGCCGTGCCAGCCCGCCATGATGCGATCGATTGCGGACTGATTAAGAATCACGTTGCGGATGCGCTGCTGGAAGTCGGGGAACTTCGCCCATGCGTCGAGCTTGCGATACGGAATCGCCGTGTCATAGTCGGTCTTCTCGCAGCGATAGCGGTTGCTGTCGAGGCTTGTCGGGTCGACCGGCTGGCGGTCCGCCTTCGTCGTGTCGGTGCGGCTAGCGATCGGGCCGGATACCGACAGGCCGAGCTTTTCGCCTTCGAGCTCGGTCACGGGGAGGATGTTGATGCGGTTGAGAAATTCGCTCGATTCCTGCATCTTCGTTTCGAGCTTCTGTTGCACGGTCGGCTCGACCGCGAACTTCGTCGACACGTCGCCCGTGTCGTTCAGCTTGGCGATTTGCGCGGCGTACTTTTCGTACGCCTTGCGCGTTTCCTTCCTCATCGGGGAATGCTCCTGTGTGGTGTGCGGGATGGGTCAGCAGTCGGTGACGAGCTCGCCCGTCGAGCCGGTCGAGGGCGGGCGCTGCGGCGCGCCGTTGTCGGTGTTCGATAGCTTCTCGGTGAGCGCTTCGACGGCGGCGACGGCTTCGTCTGCGCGCTTCTTCGCGTCGGCCGCCGCGCTCGTGGCGCTCGCAACGGCCGCGCTCAGCGTCGCGACTTCGCGGCCCGTGTTGTGTGCGTGGGTCGCGACCTGTTCGACCGCCTCGCGCACGTCGGCGAAGCGCTCGTCGTCGTTCTCGCGGTTGCGGGCGAACAGGCCCTTCACCCATTCCTTGATGCCGGCCGTCTCGGTCGCGCCTTCGAATTCGATCGACGTTTCGCACGCGGCCGAGTACACGTTGTTCGTGCGCTTCGCGGCGAATTGCAGTGCTTCGGTGCCGAGGCTCGCCGGGTCGTCGGTCGCGGCGAGCCCGACGAGATACGCCTCGCCGATATCGGCGAAGTCGGGGTTGATTTCGATCGACGTGAAAATCTTCTGGCGCTTCTTCGACAGCGCGACGAGTTCGTCGGTCGGGTCGATCTGTGCATGCAGCGCCATCTTTCCCTTCAGCGGACCGTCTTCGATTTCGGCCGTGTTCAGCGCGATCACGTCGCCGTATGAACCGAACGGGTTGGTGGGCGACAGCGGCGCCCAGCCCTTCAGGTGTTCGAGGTTGACGCGCGCGCCGTACAGCTTCGGGTCGTAGTGCTTCGCCATCTGCGTGAGCCATTCACGCTTGATCTCGCGACCGTCGACGGTCGCGCCTTCCACTGCGACGCGGAAGAATTTCGATTTGCTTGCCATAGAGAGGGTCGAACGTGGGTTGAGTGAGCGTGGTTCTCATGTTCGGCGTTCACGCGCCACGGCTCAACGAGCGGCGTTTGTGGGTCACGCGGGTACAGCGCGCTGCGCGTGCTCGCGCGTGCGCGGCGGCCTACGCTTGGCCGCATGCTCGAAACTACGGACCCTCATCAGCTCGAAAACGACGTGCGCAAGGTCGCGCGCACGCTCTATTGGCAAGGCTGGCGCCTCTCGTCGATCGCCCGTCATCTCGACGTGAAACCCGCGACTGTCGCGTCGTGGTGCCGCCGCGAAAAGTGGAAGGATGCAACGCCCGTCGAACGCATCGAGGCGTCGCTCGAAGTGCGCATGATGGTGCTGATTGCGAAGGACAAGAAGGACGGCGGCGACTACAAGGAAATCGATCTACTCGGCCGACAGGTCGAGCGGCTCGCGCGCGTGCGCAAGTACGACGAGACGGGCAAGGAATCGGACCTGAACCCGAAGATTGCGACGCGCAACGCCGGCCCGAAGCGCCGCGCGCCGCGCAACGAAATCAGCGAGGAACAGCACAAGCGCATCATCGAAGCGTTCCGCGATTCGCTGTTCGATTATCAGAAGGTCTGGTATCGGAACGGCGATCAGCGCACGCGCAACATTCTGAAGTCGCGGCAGATCGGTGCGACGTGGTACTTCGCGCGCGAGGCACTCGTCGACGCGCTCGACACCGACCGCAATCAGATCTTCCTATCGGCGAGCAAGGCTCAGGCGCATGTCTTCAAGCAGTACATCACGCAGTTCGCACGCGACGCCGCCGATGTGGAGCTCACGGGCGATCCGATCATCTTGCCGAGCGGCGCGACGCTGTATTTCCTGGGGACGAACGCACGCACCGCGCAGTCGTACCACGGCAACTTCTATTTCGACGAATACTTTTGGGTTCCGAAGTTCCGCGAGCTGAACAAGGTCGCGTCCGGCATGGCGATGCACAAGCGCTGGCGCAAGACCTACTTCAGCACGCCGTCGAGCGTCACGCACGAAGCGTACGCATTTTGGAGCGGCGCGCATGCGAACCGCGGCCGCGCTGCGGGCGACCGCATCCAGATCGACACGAGCCACGAGGCGCTCGTGCGCGGCATGTTGTGCGAGGACGCGCAGTGGCGGCAGATCGTGACCGTGCTCGACGCGATGGCGGGCGGCTGCGACCTGTTCGACATTGACGAGCTGCGCCGCGAGTACAGCGCCGAGGAATTCGCGAATCTGCTGATGTGCCAGTTCATCGACGATTCGCTGTCGGTGTTCAAGCTGTCGGACCTGCAACGCTGCATGGTCGACTCGTGGGAAGAATGGGCGGACGACTTCTCGCCGCTGCTGCTGCGGCCGTTCGGTCATCGCGAGGTGTGGGTCGGCTACGATCCGGCGCTCACGGGCGATTCGGCGGGCCTC